AAGGCTCTGCCAGACGCATACATTGACCGCTGGGAGTCAGCTCCACGTAAGGCCTACAAAGCAATATGGTGCGTTGTTATCCCGCCAGAAGATTGTCCACACCCAACCAAAGGAAAAGTAAGATGACTGTGAAGAAGACCAAACCCGTGAGCGCCGACGTGCTCAACCACCCGTTGTACCCCATATTCATTGCTGCCATCGAGCAAGCCATGTATGGCAAGGGCGAACGCCACGGCGGTGCGCATACACCGTTCATGGACCAGCCATGGGCCCACTACATCCGCATGCACGGCAGAGGGTTTGCCACTGGCCAAGCCGCCAAAAAGCTGGAGGAGGCTGCAAGCACCCGTGATGGCGTGGCCTTCGAGACTGAGGTCTTCGGTGCGCTGGTGTACATCGGCATGTCCGTCCTCGCAGAGCGCGGTGAAATCTGATGTTCGAAAACATAATGCACGCCTTGATAGGCAACAGCCAGAACCCGCTTCTAAACGCCGCGAACGGTACGGCCAGCATGGGCTCCGCAATTGGTTCGTCGTACAACAGCCCCGGCACAACAGCCACGGCGGCTATCGCTCAGCAGATTCTGAAGAAGGAGTCGGCCCCATCGTCCAGAAAAATCTTCCATGGCACAGTGGAAGTCTTGCAGGTGGCCAACGGCTACATCGTCAACATCGGACGCAAAGAAGGCTATGCATACGACACGTACATAGCCGAGACAATCCCTGAGGTGAACGAGCGCATCGCCGCCGCCATCGTCGCATTCCAACTGGAGGGAACATGAGTATCAAGCAAGCAATTCGCAATTGGCTGCTGTCCAACGACAGCAGCGCAGTAAGCCTAGAAGCACCCAGCAGACTGGACGTTAGTGACGATCAGTCAGATCAGACATCCTTTACCGTCCTCAAAGCCATGAACGGTCGCATCATCAAGGTGTCATCGTACAAGCCCAATCCGCGTGGCCCTGACTGGACGCATGAATTACACATCGTCAAGGACGACGAGAAAATCCCGGACGTGATCGCTCGCATCATGGCCATCAAAGCACTGGAGAACTGATGATTGACTTTGACATCTACCAACTGCGCGCCATGCGCACCGCAAAACCAATGGAGCCGCAAGACGACCTCATGCACGCCGCTTACGGCGTTGCCGGGGAAGCCGGTGAGTTCGCTGACTGCGTGAAGAAAAACCAAGTCTATGGGCGTGAGCTCGACCGTGAGAACGCAATCGAAGAACTCGGTGACCTGCTGTGGTACGTGGCCTTGGGCTGCAGAGCCCTGAACGCGACCATGTCCGAAGTCGCTCAGCAAAACCTCGAAAAGCTCAAGGCGAGATACCCGGAAAAATACACCGACGAACTGGCCGCTGAACGAAAGGACAAGGCTGTCTGATGACACCCATCTACATCGACTTCGAGACGTTCTGGAGCACAACACATACGCTCACAAGAATGTCCCCGACGGAGTACGTCACACACCCGGACACTGAGATCATCTCGGTGGCCATCAAGGTGGGCAACTCCCCCACGTACGTTCTGTTCGGCGAGCAGAATATCAGAGAGCATCTCCAGTCCCTCGACTGGTCTGATGCCATGGCCATTGGCCACAACATGTCGGGCTTTGACTCGATGATCCTTGCATGGCGCATGGGTGTGAACCCCAAGATGTACGGCTGCACTGCGGCCATGGCACGCTCCAAGTATTCCAAGACGGGCACCAAGGTGAGCGGCAAGTTCCTGACCGGCGTGTCCCTCAAGAAGCTGGCTGTCGAACTCGACGTCGGCGCGAAGCTGGACCTCGAAGCCACGAACACCAAGGGCAAACACCTGTGCGACTTCAGTGAAGACGAGCTGGCTCAGATGGAGGACTACAACAAAGTCGACACTGACCTGTGCGCTGCCATCTTCAGGAAGCTGGTCCCGGACTTCCCCAAGTCTGAGTTGCTGCAGATCGACATGACAACGCGCATGCTGGTCGAGCCCAAGTTCTTGCTCAACTACGCGATGGTGGACAAGGCACTGGAAGACGTCAAGGCGGAGAAGGCCAAGGCCCTGAACGACCTGTACGACTTGCTGTTTACGCAAGCTGAGTCCGTGGCTCGTAAGCTAGAAGGCGACCCAACCGACCCTGAAGAATACGTCCGCATGACCATGGCAAGTTCAGCCAAGTTTGGCGAGTTGCTGCGCTCTCGTGGGGTGGAAGTTCCCATGAAAGTATCGCCCACCAACCCGCAAAAGATGGTGCCTGCACTGGCCAAGACCGACTCCGGCTTCATCAAGTTGCAAGAACACGAAGACCCGATCATCGCCACTGCTGCTCGTGTGCGTCTGGAAGTCAAGTCCACGCTGTTGGAGACACGGTTGCAAGCGTTCCTGCGTGCCGCTGATGCCTGCGACGGCAAGATTCCTGTGCCGCTCAAGTACGCTGGTGCTGACACCACTGGCCGCTGGTCCGGTGAGCAGTACAACATGCAGAACCTGCCACGCATCGACCCCAAGAAGCCCAAGCCATCCGACGCCCTGCGCATGTCGCTGAAGGCACCCAAGGGCCACAAGGTGATCGTTGCTGACTTGTCCGGCATTGAGTTGCGCGTCAACATGTTTCTGTGGAGAGTCCCCTATGCGATGGAGCTATTTGAAGCCAGCCCAGATAAGGCTGACCTGTACAAGTACTTTGCTGCGCACGACCTGTACAACATTACAGAGGCAGAAGTCGACAAGAACCAACGTCAGGTTGGCAAGGTTGCACATTTGGGACTTGGCTTCGGTGCGGGTGGCGCTACGTTCCAAAAGGTTGCCAAGCTCATGGGCGGCATCGACCTGACATTGGACGAGTCAACCAGCGTGGTGAACAAGTACCGCGATGCCCACGGTGAGATCGTCAACGGCTGGCGTCAATTCCAGAACAACCTGACCAACATCCGCCAAGGCATATCGGCATCAATCGACCCGTGGGGTATGTGCCAAGTCGAACATGAGGCCGTGCGCCTGCCATCCGGTCGTCGCATCCACTACCCGTCGCTGGTCAAAGAGATCGACAACGGCAAGTCCGAATGGTGGTACGGCAATGGCCGCTCACGTGCTCGCATCTACGCCGGGAAGGGTGTTGAGAACTTGGTGCAAGCCCTTGCACGAGACGTCATTGCTGAGCATGGTGTTCGGTTCTTTAAGGACACCGGCCTGCGCCCATCACTGGCGGTCCATGACGAGCTGGTTTTCATCGTCCCGGAGCGTTCCGCACAGGAGCATCTGGATCACCTGCAAGGAATCATGCGGCGCGGCGTGTCGTGGTGGCCCGAGTTGGTGACGTGGTCTGAGGGTGATATAGGAGACTCGTATGGACAATGCAAGTAAAGCTCAGTGGAAATCAGTACCGGGTAGCTTTTCTTCTCGGTACGAAGTGTCGCAACTAGGGCAAGTACGCAACAAAACTACTGGCAAAATTCTTACGCCGATGATGACCGGTGAGCGAAGGCGCGGAGGGCAGACGGCAAAAGTAAGATTTAGCTCGAACCCACGAGTTGACTGTTCTGTTGCTGATCTAGTTCTGACGTGCTTTGTCTCTGAGAAACCGCAAGGCTGTGTGGCGATGCACAGGGACGACGACAAGCGCAATAACGAGCTCAGCAACCTGTCGTGGGGTACGCACCAACAAAATGTTGTGGACATGATCCATAAAGGCAGGGGCGGCACACAAAAATTAACTGCTGCGCAGGCGCTAGAAATAGCAAAACGACGTCGGTCTGGTGAGTCCGGGCGCTCACTTGCCGCTGAGTTCAACATATCCGAACAAAGAGTTTGCGATATTTTTAAAGGTCGAACGTGTTTGTGTTGACAGCACTCACCAAGCTGTTACCATAGAGGTTCAGAACAAAGCCCCCGACCATCAAATGATGCCTCGGGGGCGCAACCGCATTGGAGCAACATGGCAAACCCCGCATGGACGTACTCGCAATTAGATACGTTCGAGACTTGCCCCCGCAAGTTCTACCACCTGAAGGTCAAGCGCGACATCATCGAGCCGCCTACAGTCCACACAGAGTGGGGCACCAAAGTCCACACTGCGTTTGAAGAGTTCGTCAAAGACGGCGTCATGCTCCCAGAGGGCATGGAGCAATGGCAGACGTTGGCATACAAGCTGGCCAAGCTACCCGGTGCAAAGCTGTGTGAACAGGCCTACGCTCTCGACCGCAACTTCCAGCCAACGGCATGGAAAGGCGCATGGACAAGGGGCATCGCCGACTTGGTTGTTATCCACGGTGACAAGGCCGTCGTTGCAGACTACAAGACCGGCAAGCGCAAGCCAACCGAACAGCTTGACCTCTACGCCAACTACGTGTTTGCCCACCACCCAGAGGTCAACAAAGTTACAACGGGCTTCATCTGGCTCAAGGAAAAGAAGATTGACTGGAAGCCGCGTGAACGCACTGATGTGCCGATCATCTGGCAGAACTTTGTACCCCGCGTGAACAAGCTGGAGTCAGCATACGAACGTGATCGCTGGCCAGCAAAGACGTCAGGTCTGTGCAAAAATTATTGTGCTGTATTGAGCTGCGAATTCAACGGGAGGAAGAATGGCTAGTACCCCAGAAGCAAAGGTCAAAGACGCTTGCAAGAAATACCTCAAGTCCATCGGTGCTTGGTTCTTTATGCCCGTGTCCAACGGCATGGGGCAGGTAGGCATCCCGGACATCATCTGCTGCTACCGTGGATTGTTCGTGGCCATCGAAACCAAGGCTCCGGGCAAGCGAGCGAACACCACGCCCAACCAAGATCGAGTCATCGAAGCCATACAAAAAGCTGAAGGCTTTGTTTGGGTAGTGGACAATCCTGATGACATGAAAACCCTGTTCAATTCAATTGACGTCTACTTAAAAATGGAGAGATCAAATGCCCAAGTCGACACCGCGCAAACTTGAATACCAGAAAGCCTACAACGCTCGCCCTGAAGAAGTGGCCAAGCGCGTGAAGAACAACGCAGCCCGGCGCGAAGCCATCAAGGATGGCAAGGCCCGAGTCGGTGATGGCAAGGACGTCGCCCACAAGAAGTCCCTCGAGAATGGCGGCGGCAACCACAAGTCCAACGTAACTGTTCAAGACCGAGCAACCAACCGTGGATGGAGGAAAGGCAGTGGCTCTTACAACCCGGATAAGTGAAGGTGTGTGGTTGGAAGGCTATAAATTTTTCGGTGTAGACCTACCCAAAGGGGTAACTCACTGCCGACTGATAAGAGATCACCTGTGGGACGTTGTAAACGTCCAGTGGATCACAAAAGACGGTGTACAGCATTCCATGCCATTTGAACAAACCGACGAAGGAGTCATAGCCGCGCTGGCTGCAATGAAACTCACATGCTGATCCACAAAGAAAAGAAGGCGGTTGTCCTACGCCTCAAAAATCCAAGTCGGGTGACCACGGTTATCCCGACTGCCAAACTGGTCACACACAACGGAGCGACACTGGTGGCAGTGCCGCACAGGCCCGACGAAACTCGGGTACTTCGCAACTTAGGCTTTGAGGTTCCTGACCCCATGCCTATGCACTACGACTGGCCCAAGGTCAGCGGACGCCACGAACCCTTTGATGCTCAGCGTGAGACGGCATCGTTCCTGTCCATGAACAGTCGTGCGTTCTGCCTCAACGGCATGGGCACCGGCAAGACCAACAGCGCGCTGTGGGCCTACGACTACCTGCGCCGCACCAAGCAGGTCAAGAAGATGCTCGTGGTCTGTCCGCTGTCCACCATGGAGCGCACATGGGCTGACTCAGTGTTCAACACGTTCTCGCACCTCGATGCTGTCGTGCTGCATGGGACACGTGAGCGGCGCAACAAACTGCTCAAGCAGGACGTTGACGTCTATATCATCAACATCGACGGGCTGGCATCCATCAAGGCCGAGCTGGCCAAGCGCCCTGACATTGATCTGATCGTGGTGGACGAGCTGGCTCTGGCCCGCAACTCCGGCACTGACCGATGGAAGATACTGAACGAAATCTGCAACAAGCAGGCCGCCCGCCGCGTGTGGGGTATGACCGGATCGCCAACACCTAACGCGCCAACAGATGCGTGGGCTCAATGCAAGCTGGTCACACCCGACAACCAGAACGTGCCGAAGTATTTCAGTGCGTTCCGCGACAAGGTCATGCGCCAGCTGACTCAGTTCAAGTGGGCACCACGACAGGACGCCAACGACACCATCTACCAGATGATGCAACCGGCCATTCGGTTCTCGCTGGATGACTGCACTGACTTGCCCGAGCAGACCTTCATTACCCGTGAGGTTGCACTAACTCCTGAGCAAGCCAAAGCCTACAAGGACATGCTGTCCAAGCTGGCGACGGACTACCAAGGCGGTCAGATTCTTGCGGTCAACGAAGCGGTCAAGGCCAACAAGCTGATCCAGATCGCGTGTGGTGTCGCCTACGGGACAAACGGCGAAGAAGTCGTCATCCCGTCCAAGCCGCGCCTCGACGTGGTCAAGGAGATCATCGAAGAGTCCGAGGGCAAAGTCATCGTGTTCGTGCCACTGACCGGGGCCCTTGAAAGCGTGGCGTCAGAACTGCGTAAGGACTGGGCGGTAGAAACGGTACATGGCGGCACAAGCAAGAGCGAACGTGACCGGATATTCGGTGAGTTCCAACGCAATGACGAACCCCGAGTTCTGGTGGCCAACGCAGCAGCTATGAGCCATGGACTGACCCTTACGGCGGCGACGACCATTATTTGGTACGCGCCTGTCCACTCGAATGAAACCTACGAGCAGGCCTGTGCGCGAGTACGCAGGCCCGGCCAGACGAGAACCACGGTGATCGTCCACATTGCAGGCACTGACGTTGAGCGTCGGGTCTACAAGCGGCTTCAGGACAAGCAGTCAATGCAAGGCCTGTTGCTGGACATGATGAAAGAGCAGATCAAAGATTAACCACAAAGGAACCACAATGAAACTGTCAGAAGCCGTAGAGATGTACATCAAGATGCGCGACAAAAAAGCAGCCATGAAGGCTGACTTTGACGCCAGCATTGCGCCCCTTAACGAGAATATGGAAAAGCTGGAAGCCAAACTTCTGGACGTATTCAACAAAACTGGCATGGACTCTGTGAAAACCGAGTTCGGTACTGCGTATGCCACCACACGCAGCACTGCCAGTATCGCCGATCGTGAGGTCTTCATGGATTACGTGAAGGCCAACGAAGAGTGGAGTTTGCTTGAGGCTCGTGTCTCCAAGACCGCAGTCGAGCAGTTCCGCTCAATCCATGACGACTTGCCCCCCGGAGTGAATGTCCGGACCGAGCGTGTAGTCAATGTCCGCCGTAGCGCTTAAACTCTCAACCCCAACCACCTAAGTATCATGAACATCATTCCATTCGATTCCGGCAGCAAGCTGCCCGCGTACCTCAAGCAAGTTGACGTCGCATCCCTGAACTCCGACCTGACCAGCCACGCTGGCGGTGGCTTCCCTGCAATCTCCATCAAGGGCAAAGTCTTTGCCGTGGTGCGTGACGGCGAGCGCGAAGTTCTGCGTAACCCCAAAGACCCTGACAGCGCCGCGACCAGCTTGGACGTTGTGTTGCTCAAGGCCAACAAGGGCACCAGCAAGGTGTTCTACCTCAAGGGCTACAACCCTGAGCAGAGCGAAGGCCAGAAGCCTGACTGCTACTCCGGTGACGGCATCACCCCAGCTGGCGACGCCAAGACACCTCAGGCCAAGAAGTGCGCTACCTGCCCACACAACCAGTGGGGCTCGCGCATCACTGAGAAGGGTAATTCCAAGGGCAAGGCCTGTAACGACACCGTGCGTATGGCTGTGGCCGCCGCCGGTCTGTTGAACGACCCCATGCTGCTGCGTGTGCCACCTGCATCCATCCGTGCGTTGGGTGAGTACGGTCAGACACTGGCCAAGCGTGGCGTGGCGTACAACATGGTTGTCACCAAGGTTGCCTTCGACATGGACGCTGAGTCCCCCAAGTTGACGTTCAAGCCTGTCGGCTTCCTCGACGACGCTGCATACGCAGAAGTCCAAGAGACCGTTGAGTCTGACATCGTGGCCAACATCTTGGGTGCCAGCTTCAATGCCGTCGAAGCAGCTCCTCCCGCCGAAGACACCGAGGTGCCTGAGGATGCTCCAGCCCCTGCGGCCAAGCCAGCTCCTGCAGCCAAGGAAGAAGTCGCAGCGGAAGAAGCTCCAGCCCCCGCACCAGTGGCCAAGCCCAAGGCAGCTGCAAAGCCCGCTCCAAAGCCAGCCCCTGTTGAGGACGACCTCGACCTCGATCTGGACGGTATCAGCTTCGACGACTGATAAACAGGGGGCCAGTGCGTATCTTTTTTGATGCGGTTAAAGTACACTGGCCCTCGATCTCCAAGCCCGCCTGCGGGCTTTTTCCTTTTCTGGAGCAGTCATGAGTTGCGTAAATACAACAGCCGAGAGGGCGAGCAATGGACACCCTTGAGTTTCTCAAAGCCATACTCCCAGAGCACGGCATCCACTATCTGGCCTTGTTCAAAGAAGGCTACAAATTTCCGGCTCATAAGGTCTACACTGACCTTGAGACCATGGCAGACGCCATTGAAGGTATGGCTGGCAGCAAACAGCTGTCGGTGTACCACGCGTGTGCAACATATAAGAAGGCCGTCATCGAGCTGGACGAGCTGGACAAGAACGGCAACAACAAGCGCAAGTACCGCATCCCTGAGAACTGGGACAAGGCCCGGTCATTCTGGGTGGACGTGGATTGCGGCCAAGAGAAGTTCGACAAGGGTCAGGGCTACCTGACCAAGAAAGACGCTGCTGTGGCCATGGCCAAGTTCGCCAAGGACGTCGGCATCCCACGCCCCATGCTTGTAGATTCAGGCAATGGCATCCATGCGTACTGGCCACTGACCAAGGACATCGGTCCTGAACTCTGGCGCAAGATTGCTACGGTGCTCAAGTCCACGCTGGCCCACTGCAAGGTGATCGCCGACCCAACCCGTACAGCCGACTTCAGCTCCATCCTCCGCCCTGCGGGCTCAATCAACCGCAAGAACGGCGACGCCAAGGCAGTCAAGGTGCTGGCCACCTGCGAGGTCATCGACCCCAAAGAGTTTGCAACCCCGCTGTTTGCGTTTGCCAAAGAGCACGACGTCAAGCTGATCCGCGAGGCACCGAAGAAACAGTATCAGCCGACTGATCTTAATTCGGACCTGACCGCCCACCTACCACAGTACCCTGAGATTCCTGTCGATGCGAACGCCGTGGCAGATAAGTGTGCGCAGATGGCCAAGTTCCGGGGCACTGGGAGCGCTGGCAACTACGATCACTGGCGCTGCGCAATCGGTATCACCAAGTACACTACGGGCGGCCTCGAGATCGCCCACTCGTGGAGCAGCAACGCCAACGACTACGACGAGGCAGGCACTAACGTCCGCTATGAGACTTGGTCGACCGGGCCCACGAAGTGCGAGTCTTTCCAGAGCTGCAACCCTGACGGGTGCAACGGCTGCCAGTTCAAGGGCAAGGTCACCACACCACTGCAGCTGGGCAGGGTTATCCCTGAGCCCGCCGAGTCCGTCGAGGAGACCGTCAGCGAGGAAGGCGTGGCTACCGAGACTGCCATACCGGCCCTGCCGCACAGCTACCAGTGGAACTCGGGCTTGCTCAGCCGAATGCTGCCAGACAAGGAAGGCGTACTCCAAGCGTTCCCGTTCTGCGAGAACCTGTTCTACCCGACAACCCGCATCCGTGGTGAGGACGGCACGTTCCGTTATGGCATACGCCTGCACTTGCCCGACAAGCGCGTGCGGGACTTCGAGATTTCCGGTGAGTCAGTGGCGTCACCCACCGACCTGCTGCGGGCCATGGCCCGTTACGAACTGACCAAGAGCAACCACAAGAACGCAGGAGAGCACATGGCCGCATACCTGTTGGACCAACTGCAAGCGCTCAAGCGCAACATCACTGAGACCAACACGCTGACAGCGTTTGGCTACAAGGACGACAACAAGTCCTTCCTGATCGGCGAGACACTGTACGAGGCCGACGGCTCCGAGCGCACGGTGCTGGTCGGCGGTAACGCCAAGGAGCGAGTCGCCACATTCAAGAATAGCCGTGGCAGCCTTGAGGGCTACGCCAAGGCCCTGAACTTCATGTACAACCGCCCCGGCGCGGTCCACTGGCAGTACACCGTCTGTGCTGGCTGGGGTTCGTTGCTTTCTCACCACTGTGAAGACCTGTACAAGGGTCTGATCCTTGCCCTGCAAGGCGGTAAGTCTGGCCGGGGTAAGACCACTGCGTGCCATGCGGCGCTGGCCGCGTTCGGCAATCCAGAGAAGCTGACCCTGAACTCCAAGGACGGCTTCACCACCAACGCCCTGTGGGCTACGCTCGGTGTGTTCAACAACATCCCGGTGCTGGTCGACGAGCTGACTGGTATGGACTCAGCGGTGTTCAGTGACGTGGCCTACGGCGTGTCCAACGGCCAAGACAAAGTTCGTCTGGTGTCCAAGAACGGCGGCGTGGTGTTCGCCAAGTCGTCCGAGTGGCGTCTGAACGTGTACATCACAGGCAACCGTGACTTCTACGGCCTGCTGGCGGCCAACCAAGCCAACTCCCAAGCGGAAGCTGTGCGCCTGATCCAGCTCAACGTGGATCGCTACGACGCGCTCATGCTGGTCAAGAGGTCCGACTACCCCAAGACCGAAGAGGGTGAAGACGCTTGGAGGGCAGCTTCTGCCATGGTGGCAGCTGAGAACATCAAGAAGATGACGGCCAACTCCGGCCATGCTGGCGTGGCCATGGTCCAGTACATTCTGGCCAACCGCGAAGAAGTCCACAAGGACATGCAGCTGATGCTCAACAAGTTCACTGAGGTTCTGTCCGACCCCAAGTACCGCTTCTACCGTGCGCACAGCGCCTGCACCATCGTCATCGCCAAGATCGCCCGCAAGCTGGGCATCATGCAGTTCGACCTCAAGGAGATGTACAAGTTCACCGTCAACTTGCTGCGTGATCTGGCCGAGTCCGTCGACGAGAACAACACAGTGTCCTCCGAAGATGCGTTCCAGCGCATGGTCAGCGTGCTCAGCTCAAGGATCATCGTCACCACCGAGTGCCGGGACCGCCGCGATGGTCGGGGGCCAGAGACGCCGCGCAACAGGGTCAACGGCCCGATTGCTGGCAGATACATCTTGGGTACGCAGCACAGCAAGGAAATGGCTGGGCGCTTGATCTTGTCTCAGAAGGAAGTGCGCGAATGGTGCATGGCCAACCGCATGGACTATCACTCCATGCTCAACAGCCTGCAAGAAGCCGGAGCGTTGCTGTCCCACGGTGAGAAGTTCGTTGTGACTCGCGGCACTGACTGCACGTCCATGCAGACACGCTGCATCATCGTCGACACCAACAAAATGCACGCGGAGGTAAATGCCCCGGTGTTGTCACTTGTCAGCAATCAGTTTGACGGTGACGCTGTCGGCAGTGTATGATTCGACCGCCGGCTTGCCATGGCCGGTTCCTTTGTGGTTGAAGACTTCGCCCCCGAGCTGCAAAGCCCGGGGGCTTTTTTCACTTCTTGGCTTTGGCGAGGCAGGTGCCTGCTTTGGCGCACTTGGCGGGAGTGGGGCAGCCCTTGCAGGGCTTGAACATGATTGTCTTTTTCATGGCAGTCTCACTTCATTTTCGAGGTGGACTTCTTCCCCTCGAACTTCTTTTCCATGGCGGCGTAGGCCTTCTTGCCCGGAGCCATCATTTTCTCTTTGGCTTCCATCTTCTTGGATTCGCCTTTACCGAACGGGTTCATTTTCTTGGTTGCCATAGTGTTCACCATTTAACTTTGTCTGCCCAATAGGCGGCTGACATTTTGCCTTTGGCGATGTTGCCCGCATGGCGAGCTTTAAACGCCTCGTTGCGCTTCGAGCCGTCAGGCGACCCTTGCACTCCTTGCTGGCCAAAACGAATCGTCTTGACCTGATCTCCCGACTTGGCCACAACAACGTGGCTCTTGGACGGATGGCTTGGGGTAGCCTTGGGCTTATTGTAGCCAGACACCCCTGCGCGTGTAAGCCTTGAATCTTTGGTTGCCATAGGGTTCTCCTTAGTTGGCGACTACATCTTCGGCCAGCTTGCGCTGGTCCTTACGGTACTGCACACCACCGACGGTGCGCTGCTCGCGCTGTGCTTGCTCCTGCGGTGCCTTCAGCAGGTCCGACACTGGCTGTGGCTTGAGGCCGTTGCGTTGGCGAGTCTGCTGCAGTTTAGTCCATGCTTCACGGGCTTCCTGCATGGAGGCGGTGTCCTTCTGGCGCACTGCTTTGGCGTACTGGTTCTTAATGCTCTTGGTGCGATCTTGGAAGTTTTCCGTGATGTCGCGCATGCGGTTCTGACGCTCGTAGGTGACAGCCTGTTTTACAGACGGCACGCCCAGTCCAGTCAGGATCGCTGACATCGCACTGATTTCGCTTTCGGGCAGGATCACGTCGCCGTTACGGCGGGTCATACCTTCCGTGGCCAAGCGGCCAGCCTTCAACGCATCCGACACGCCCTTGGGCATGATCTGCTCAACGCCTTTGTAGTAGTCGCCTTGGCCCATACGGATCAGGCCGTCGATCATCCGAGTAGACATGCCGCCTACGGCACCAAGCAGCACCTCGCCAGCGGCTTGATAGCGACCAGCGGTAGTGCTCAAGTCAGCGTTACTGAATGGAGCAATGGACAGCATGTTGCCCGAGCCGATCTTGCCGGACAGGTCCACGCCAGCCAGCGTTGGAGCGCCGCGCATAATCATGTCAGCCCACTCAGGGCCGATGGCTTTGCGCATGTCGGCAGTCAGGTCATATGGCTCATCGTCGTCACCGAAGGCACCCAAGACAAACGCAATGGCCGCATATCCGGGCAGGCCCATCACACCAGCAAACGCCGCAGTGTGGCCCAACGAGTAGGCCAGTGTCTTCATGGCCGCAGCACGTTCGGCAGGATTCGTAAACGCGTCACGGATCAACTTGGCGTAGAACGCGATCTGGATCAACTGGAACTTGCGGAACTGCAACGCGACCTTGCCCAACTGGGTGTTGAAGGCTCGGGGGGCGTTGAACGCTGTGTAGTCGCCGTGCGTGTCCGTCAGGATGTCAGCAGCGTACTGCGTGGCCTTGGCGGCGTCCTTGGTCTTGGCGAACTCCAGACGGTAGGCGGCGATGGCTGTAGACAGTCGGTTGACCGCTTCAGTTTTCTGCACGGCCATGCGCATGCCCTTGTTCAGGCGCTGTGCGAACTGGCCAAGTTTGCCGTCGGCGTCTACCTTGTACTCGTTGATCTCAGTGGCCAGACCGATGTCGATCTTGCCTTGGTTGACCAAGTCGTTGACGGCCTTGCGCACGTCGGTAGGCACCTTGGAGAAGTCAAACTGCTGGTCGAACAGCTTCACGTCCTTGAACAACGGGGTCAGCTCGGTGTAGGCCTTGGCCATCTCAGACGCGGCCTTGGTGTAGTCATGGCGACCTGCCATGGCAGGCAGCGACATCATGAACGGCTGTGTCAAGTTCTGCAGGTAGTACGCAGGGCTGGAGGCCAAGAAAAACTTGGATGCCAGATTGGTCAGGCCACTAACCCACGTGTTTACCTTGACGTCCAGCGAGTCTGCGTAGCGTTGGGTCAGCTCGTTGAAGAGTTCCGATTTGCGCTCACGGTCACCAGAGCGGGATTCATTGCGCATGTTCTGCAGCTGGTCTTGCACCAGCGGCTCGAACTGTACGTTGGCCATGAAGTTGGCGTCGGCACGGCCTTGCTGTGTGAACGACTGGAGCATGTCCACTTCACCGGCGATACCACGGCGGCGCATCTCAGACTTGCGGGCGCTGCCCTCGGCCAAAGCCTCCAAGTACAACTGATTGATGATAGACAGCATCTTGCCAGCGGTCGGGTCAGCACCAACCCGTTTGTCCACAGCGGCACGCATTTTGGTCAGCGCAGGCAGGAGCGCCTCGCCGCTGAAGGCTTCCTCAAATGCCTCTGAGCGTGTAACGAGGTTCAGTTCGTCGAACGCGCCCTGCTCTTCCAGCCGGTCTTTCAGGCTGCGGGCTTCCCACTTGCTGTCAGCAAAGCTCACATGGTAGTGGTCAGGGTCGGACTCAAGCTCCTTGACGCGCTTGGTGTCGTTGGCTTTTACGGCGGCCATGTACTCTTTGGACTTGCCGATCACGACGTGGGTTCCATTGCGCTTGATGGGCGCGTAGGGCATTCCTTCCCGCAGACGGAACAGTGTCTGGAACCGCTTGAGCGAAGCTGCCTTCTCGGCCTTGAGGGCTGCCTCAGACTTGGTGTCGTTGGCCACCTGCGCGGCTTTAATCATGGCGTCGTACTCGGACGTTGCCGCATCCAAGACAACCTTCTTCTTGTCGGACAACATCTTGTCGCCATGGGCGAACACGTCCTTGACGAACTTCTGCGCCTTGGGGCCCAGTGCATCGAACGCAGCTCCCATCTTGGGATCGCGGTATTTGCCGTAGCCCCACTTGCCGGTGCGTGTGGACTCGAACAGGAAGTCGTTGACGCTGCCACGGGCGGAGCCTTTGAACTGCTGCTCGATATTGGCGTAGCCGTCGGCGATCTTCTCGATCTCGCGCTCCAGCTCACTGACACGGGAGGCCCGGCGGGCCAGCACGTCGGCAAACTTCTGAGCCGATGGCATACCGGCGGCCACTGCACGCTTGACCAAGTCACTGGTGAACACGGCGTAGTCGAGATACTTGCCGCCCAGATCGCTCAGAGTGCCTACAGTGTTGCGGACTGGCTGCTGCAGCTGCTTGGGCAGCTTGCGTACATTGCTGTCGATCAGGCCTTTTCTTTGGCGGCTGGCTCGAGAAACTGCGCCAACAGGCTGCGCCCCTTGCTGTCCAGCTTGAACTTGTCCTGACTGAGCACCTTGCTGGGCACCTTGGGTGGCTGCGTAGTTTGTGGCTTTGACTGCTGCATGTGCTTTCTCCATAAAAGCGTGTGTTGTGGGGAGGTTATCACGGAGGTAGTCCATGCCACCACCCATGTTGGAAAAAGCCCACACTTGCGCGAAAACTTCCTCACGCAACTCCTGAGCTGTCAAAGCTCGGTTGAGCTTGTCGGACATGTCCAGCGGGTAGTTGAGCAGGTAGCCCAACGCCGTTGTGTCGCTGTTGTCCTCGAAGTAAGTCAGCAGTTCGTCTGCAACGGTGCCGGGGCGCATGGCCATGGGCTCACCGTTCACCTTGGACATCTTGAACTCTTTGTCACCAGAGAACTTGCCCAAGCCGCCTTGCACTTCGTCGATGCCGTGGCCGACTTCGTGGAGCGTGGCGATGGTGGACAACTCTTTGTCCTTCAGGATCAGGCCGTTGTAGACGATGGTGCGCTTGCCATTCATCATGGTGTAGATCGCGTCCCACTTCACAGGCGAGAACGTAACCATCCACGAGTCGATGGCGTCAACAGCGTTGCCCATACCAGACTTGCGCAGGCTGCGGATACCAGCGGAAATGCCGTCAGAGTACCCGGACAGGTCTTCCAGCGAAGCCTCCACGGACTCAAAGTCAACGCCGTCTTGGTCGGTAGTGCGGACACTGCGACGCGACTGGCGCATGAAGACTTCTTGGGCCCGTGGTGGTGTTGGGGCTGGGGCGCGCTCTTCTCTGGCCGCAAAAACTCGATCAGCACCAGCAGTCTTGGTAACTGACTTTTCTGGGGTAGTGGTGGTCTTGATGACGGGCTTAGCGCCTTCACGCACCAGCACATCGCCCCCGGCTTCGCCGGTGATAAACGCTTTGGTGTCTGCTTGGTTGTCAGGCACTACGAACAACTTGGAGCCGTCCATCTGAGCGGCGTAGTTGTCCATCAGGTTTTTGTATGTGGCCTTGTCCACGTTGATGCAACCAAACGAGTAGCGGGAGTCGGCAGCGCCTTCAGTCTTGAGCGCCGCAGCGCGGGCAGAGCTGTCTTTTTCCTTGAGCCACACCGAGTGCATGATGGTGATCCAAGCATCTGGATCGTCAATGGCCAGAACCGTGCCAGTGTCGTAGTCACCAGCGGTGCGCTTTTCTGCAGCACCAGCCTTGGCGTCAATGACTTTCAGGTTGAACAAGCCCGCTGGGGTGATGCGGTTCTTGGGGTTGTCTTGGTTGCCCTTATACAGGTCGCCCTTGGCCAAGCCAAACAGAGACTTCTTCTGGATGACCAGAGAGCCGTCGGGCTTGAACACGTAGATGTTGCCGCTGGGTTTGTCGGCAATGGTAATCAGCTTGTCGCCGCCCTTAACCTGCATGGCAGGGATCAGCGTTGCGTAGGCCTGCTTGCCGGCTTCGGACATACCCTTGACGTCGGATGGCAGCTCGGCCAATACCTCTTGGGTCGTCGTGCGGGTCTCTTGGGGCACCATCACAAATGCCTCAATCTGCGAAACCTGCATGGGGTTGAAGATCATGGCAGCCGACAGCACACCGGTGTGAATAGCCTTGATGACGTCGCGGATAGCCCCGGCCACTGCCTCTGCACCCTTGGTGGCGTACAGGACAACATCAGCCTTGACCTTGGCCATGAACTCAGCGCTGTCGCGCTTGACGCCGTAGTGGTTCTCCAGTCGTGTGACTTGAGGCGCGGGCAGCTTAGCCACTTGGGGTGCCACGGTCTCTTCAATGACGCGAGCTTCCACGTCAATGGTGGTGGGTTCATTGGCCAGTTGTTTGGTCTGCGCACGAGCCAGCTTGGTCAACTCAAGCTCAACGTCACCGCGCTCCCAGTTGCCTTCGCCGTAGCCAATGAAGGTGTTCTGCTGAGCCTTGGTCAGGTCAGCGAACTTGGGAGCCTGTGGGTAGTCTGCAGCGACTACGTCCCACGCTTGGGCGGCTTTTTCTGAGTCGGTGAGGATGACGGCTGGGGCTTGGCTTTTTTCGGCAGGCTTTGGGGCACGCCGTACTTGTCCGCCCACTCCTTGGCCAGCTTCGGCTTTTGGCTGAACAGGTACGCTTGCTGGGCTTTCGACTTGAACGGCATTGGTGTCTCCACGGCTTTGCAGCTCAGCAGTGATCTTGCCTGCGAGCTCTGTGTTTTTGATGGTGTCGCGCACGTAGGGCAGCAGCAGGCCCAAGTCTTCCGACGAGAGCTTGGTGATGTCCCGGCCAGCATCTTTCCAGCGCTGCTGGGCTTCTTTGACAGTGGCCGGTGCCTTGGACACTGGAGCAGCCTTGGGGGCGTCCTTCGCAGCCGCTTCGGCCATCAAAGTATCAAGCTTGGCGCTGAGCTCGTCAATGCGGGATTGCACGGACTGCGCGGCCTCAACTACGCCAAGCTGAGTGAGTTCAGCTTTGGTCGCTTTCAGTTCATCAATGGCATCGGCCAACTTGACAAATTTGACCGCCGTGTCGCTCCCTGCGGTGCTGGACTTTTGCCAGTACCTAGAGTCGTCAGCGTTTGCATCCACGTCCCCTTCAGCGGTGTCGTCAACCGCCGCTTCAGCATCAACCCCCCCATCTACAGACTCTTGCGCCTGCGTGAGGTCAACAGCCCCTTCCGTGGTGGACTCGATGCCAAGCTCGGTGAACACCTGATTTCGGTCAAAGCCCATGGACACCGCGATGTCTGCAAGCTTTTCTGGGTTTCCGATCTGCCGAACACGGCTGCCCTGAATGCCAAACGCCGCGCCGACCTTTTCGCTTGTCTTGACTCTTTCCCCTTGGGCTGCCTTGCGTGCAAGAATATAGGCGCGCAAGATTTTGCGGTCGCGGTCTTTGTTTTTGCCTTTGCCGACTTGCTCTTCGATGATCGCGTCGAGGTCTTCCTTGGTAAATTCTTTCTGGTCTTGGCGCTTGCCAGCGGCGTCGGCCAGCGTAGCGTCCAGACCTGCGGTGTTACCGGTCTCACGGGCGATCTCAACGTAGTTCGCCAGCGCAGCGTCTTGATCCTCTACGGCTTCCTGCTTGTTCAGGCGCAGGGTCGTATTGGCCTTTACTGGGGCGGCATCTGTGATGGCGGCAGGCGTTTGTCCTTGCGGCGCTGTTTGGATGGTTTGAGGGGCTTGAGGGCCACTTGGTGCTCCGGTAGTTACAGTGGTAGATGGTTGGCCGGCGGCGACTGGAAGAACGCCAGTTTGTTGAAGTGCTCCTCCAGCGACGGCGGGACTTCTGACCATTGTTCCTGCGACAGGAGCAGCTGGTCCTGCATCTCCCATGCCTCCCGGAACGACAGCGCCCCCGACTCCCACGCCTCCTGCAGGCTGCTGAACAGTAGGTATTCCTGTGCCACGGGGGCTCCTTGCTCGAATGATTTCGCCAACGGCCTTGCGGGCCTCGCTCATTTTGCTCTGGGCCAGCGCGTTCAGAACTGGTTCAGCTTCCGGTGACGCAGGGTCGATGCCCTCGGCTTCCATGTACTGGTAGATGTCACGCGTGGCCTTTGATGGCTTGATGCCCTGTTGGTTGAGCTTGGTGTCCAGCTCGCTGAATATCGAAGGCGCAGCAGGTTTGGTCACACCAGCGGTGGTTGTATCTGCGGCAGCAGTGAGATCGGTCTCGCCTGTGCTGCGGCGCAGCACCTCGCCAGCTGTAAGCTCACGCTCAATGCCGGTCTCAGGGTCAGATGCAAACTGGCCGCTTGGCTCGTCGTACGCAGCTTTGAACTGAGCCTCGTAGCCCTTACGGTCGGTGCGCTGCAACCCCAAGTTGCTGTCAATGCGTTCTTGCAGTGGAGCTTCTTCAGTTACAAGCAAGTTCTTCTCGCCAGCTTCGCGCTCGGACTCCAGCTTGGCCAGCTCCGCATTGCGTGCGTCTTCCATGGTCAACTGCTGGTCGAACCACTGCTCGACGTCGCTGCCGGCGATGCCTTGGCGCTTGGCTTCCGCCATGACTAGGTCAATGGCTTTGGCTCGTACTTCGGTTGGTGTGTCCTGCCCATACAAGGCTTCCTTGAGCGCTTCGGTGCGACGAGCGCGAGCGACCTGACCACCAAGGGCAAAGGGGCCCAACAGCATCGTCAGACCCAAACCACCCAAGGCTGAAGACCGCGCAATCTCGCCCAAGTCTTCTGGCTTACCGCCGTAGGCCTCTTCGACCTTGGCAGCGCCGACATCCTGAATGACTTCAGTACCCGGTTGCACGACCAAGTTTGTAGCCATGCCTTTGGCGAAGGGCTTCAGGACAGCGGTGTCCGTCATACGACTGGCCACGCCAGCGGTTGTGCCACCAAGGCCAACGAGGGGTTTAGCTGCGCGGAAAGCACCAAGGCCAACTGCAGTGGCCGCGCCTTCAAGCGGGCCTTGAATCAAGCCGACGCGGCGGGCGGCAGCAAGAGCATCCTCTTCGGACACGCCTTGGCCTTTGAGTTTCTCGTAGGTCTCCTGAGCGCTGGAAGTGCCGAACAAGCCAGCTGCCACAGCTGGAGCCGCAAACTGACCACCGGGTAAAAGACTGGCCGCGATGGCAGGTGCCATAGGACCGACGGCACGAGCGCCTGTAACGAGGGCTTCGCCAACCAAACCGCGACCGCGCATGTCTGGGGTCCAGCCGGGGGCTCGCTCATCGGCGCTTTCAACAAGGGCGCGTCCGCCACCCTCAGAGATACCGGTGTACTGCAGACCTTTACCCACCATGCGTGGGAGATCAACTGCAAAGCCTGCGCCAATCTGGCGGGCAACTTCAGACGCCGTGCCACGAGGGGCAACGCCGAGCATGGTAGCTGTGGACTCATACTGGCGGCCAGTCAGCTTTGAAATCTCCCCCAAGAGTTCCGAGTCACTGGCGTTCTGTAAGTCGGGAAATGCTTGGCGGATTTTATCAAGTGCTGACATGAGCGTACCTTTGAATCGCTGGAACTACACGTTACTGTAAGCCAAGCCTCTTCGCTCGAAGTTTTTCGTCTGCTGTCAGAGGCTGTTTGTTGGCTATTTTAGTCTCTAAATAGACTTTGTAGCGTTCTTGTCCAGCATCAAGCCCGCGACCAACAGCCGCGACCACGTTAGGGGCTTGTACAGGAGTCTCACGAGACAGCCCAGTCACAGGGCTAACTCCGGGCTGTGGGCGGCTAGGGTCCGGGCCCAGTGAAGCTGGACCTCTCGGTGCTGGTGCTGCAGCTGGGGTTGTGGCGGGCGCACCTGCCGCAGGCGGGTTGCCCTTGTTGGCGTTTCTAGCGTCGGCGATGTCTTTGATGAGTTGGTCCACAGGGCTGACGTACGGCACACCGGACAGCTCAGACGTAGCTATCTGAATGGCTCGCTGCGGCGACAGTGGTTTAGTCGGATCATCCGGGTCGGCCATGCCACCGTCTATCATCAGTTTGGCGCGGGCGTTTACGTCCGCAGCAGTGTACTCGCGTGGCTTGTTGGTCAGGCCAGCAAGAATGCCCTTCTCGGCTTCGGTTGGGTCACGGCCATAGACTTCTTTGAAGTCCGCCACTTTCTGTTTGAGTCCGCCCTTGCCGCCACGAGAGCCGTCCGCGTAAGCCGAGCCGATTGCGCGGTCCTTGGAAGCGGAAGCGTTGGACGCGTTGATGGCAGCCTGATTCTTCTGAAGGGCCAGCATCCAAGAACCAATGGTCTCGGGCTCAGTGGCTTGCTTGTTCAGGTACTCAGTGGCCAGTGCTTCGTTGTTGAACGTCTGCGAGCCGGTGATTTTGTTGGTGGCCTTGTCGATGAAGTTCAGAGTGACAGCGCCGTTCTTGCCGGGCACGATGGCCAAGTCAGTTTTGTCGTCGAAGTCAGGGTCCGAGTTGTACAGGGAGCCGAGCTGCTGCAGGTTTTTGCCCTTGAGCTTGTCTTTGACCCCAGACACAAACAGCTTCTGCTCCGTGTCGGAAATACCAAGGCGCGTGTTGACGGCGTCCTGCCACTGCTTGGGTGAGAACTTGAACTGCTTGAACGCTGCATCTTTCAGCTCAGCCGTGCTGAGGTTGGGGTTCTCAGCCGCAAAGGCGCTGAAGTTGGAGGCGTTCAGCTGCTCAGCCTCGGTACGCTTGGCACTCCCGAGCTGTATGCCGGTCAGTTCACGCTGCTGCTCTTGGCCAGCAATGTTTCCCTCCAGTTGTTTTAACTGCAGGGGGCGATACTTAGCCTGATACGCCTGCTCTTCAGCCTGCGCTTGCAGGGCTGCTGCGCCTTTGGCGTCACCGTAGCTGCCTAGAACACGAGCGGCCTCTTGCATCTGCAGGCCACGCAGCTCAGTGGGGTTGAATTGCCCTGCAGTAGTCCGCCCACCGTAACGCTGGACTTGACCCGGTGCGATGTCAGTGGGGGCTGCAGGCATTTCGCCTTGGCCTAGGTCAAGACCTTGTCTGGGTGTGTAGCGCAGCGTTGGCGCAGCGCCTTCAGCTCCGGGTAGAGCTTGGACGTCATACGCACCAGTTTCCTGCAGCCGTTGAATTTCACGTGTCTGCTCGGGGGTGTAGTCGACGTACTCCTCCGGCTTGGCATACGCCTTAGCGAGGTCATCTTCCATACGACGTTCGCGCATTGCCCGCCCAAACTGGAGGCCGGTTCCAAAACCACCGGCGAGGCCTTTGAAGAAATCTGCCATGGTTTACACCTCCACCATTTCCAAGCCGAGACCGGCGTAATTTACTGCCATGAAACCGTCAGGCATCGTGAAGACCATATCAGGGTATTTCTCCAGCACGTCCTGAGCCATAACGCCAAGGAAGCGGCGGCCAGAGCCGTTGATGTACTCAAACTCGTACAGTGGCAGCATGGTGCGCTCGTCACGACCGACCAGCTCGATGTTCTGTTTGATGCGGATGTCCGAGCCCTTAAAGCCGCCAGCAGCCCAGCCGCCGATCGCCATACCAGCAATGGATGCCAGCGGATCAGCTTGGCTCTGCGCGGTGTTGTACACGCTCGTCTGCGCATTGAGAATCTGGCCCGCGCCTTGGATGCCCATCTGAGCGCCGCTCATCTGCGTGCCAACTCCTTGGCCAAACGCTTGGCTGTATTGGTTGCCAGCGGACATGGCTGTGTTCATGCCGGCAGAACCCGCGCCTGTAGCGCCGCTGTATGCGGCTGTCGAAGCACCAGCAAGGCCGCGACCGAGACCGACAACGTCCATCTTACGAGCCCAGCCCAGCTGTTCGGCTTGATTGCGTGCGCCTGTGGCCGCACCTGCGCGAGCGGAAGCCAGCGCCAGAGCGTTTTGATTCTGCATGGCCATCGCGTTGCCGGAGCCGGGGCCCACACCACGGCGGGCTAGGTTACGGGCTGTGACGTTCTCAGCCACGCCGAACGCACGAGAGGTATCAGCGGACGCCTGACGGGCAAGTTGCTCACGGTAATTCTCGGTGTCGAACTCCTGCGCCTGCCGCACTAGCCCCTGCTCCACCGGTCGGAACGTGTTGATTTGGTAGTCGTAGTAGTCCTTGGCCTGCCCCATCTGCTGCTCTTGGGCGGCCACTTGGGACGCGGCAACACGCTGAGCCAGAGGTTTCATCTCCGCATATTGACGCTCGGCAAAGTCCATTTGGCGCGTGCCTAGCCTTTCTGAAACTTCAGCGGCGTACTTGTTGGCCGCAGCCATCCCGCTGTAGTCCGGTGGTGGTGCATCTGATTTACCGCCCATGATTTACTCCTTGCGCAGCCAGCGACATTTGTCCGGCCACATTACCAAAACGTGCATGTCGGCACCCGGTGCGCCGTCCTTCATCACGAACTCTTCCTCAAACCCGATGTGCTTGTCGAACGCCAAAACCTTCGGCTCGTTGGATGGCACCATCCCTGTAAGCCGCTTCAGCCCTGCATAGTTAAACGCATAGTCGCACGAGGCCGCAATCATTGCAGGAACCAACCTCGTGTACTTGGAGATGGCTATGTGGCATGTTGCATTGGCTCGGTTGAAGTTGTTGAACACAACACCCGCAATAACCTTGTCACCATCGACCACACCCAATGCGTAAAAGCCGCCCCAGCTAGCTTTTTGGCCAACCTGCTGGGCAACCCATGCACCGATGCGATCTGCTTGGTCATAAACGAGTTCTGCCATAGCGTGTATTATGGCCCAACTACTGCAATCTATCCACTACGGCGTTGAGCTGCGCGATTACCTCGGCAAGCGTTGCTGTAGTGGCTAGTGGCTGAATCCGGCTCACATTCCTAGCCTGCCCAGTGATTGCGTCCAAGTTCTGCTTTATGGACGACAGGGCCAAGTCAAGGTCGTGCTTGCCGGTCATGACGGCGGGGATAGCTGCTTTTGCCATTAGGATGCCTGCGACAGTTCTTGGGTGGTCGTTGCGACTGCAACCGAGTACACCTTGATGGAAGTGCTGAGGCCCACGTTGTACACCTCAGTCAGATACCCCGAAGGCAGCCTGAACGGTTTGGACGAGGTAACCTCTTTCGTGTACACCGGAGCGCCGTTCGAATACAGAGTGAACTGAACACGCTTCTTGATATCTGGCTGCACGTCGATGAGGGCGCTGCCGTTTATCTCGTAGGTCAGAATCTCGGCACCGTTCAAGTGCCCAGCAACAGCATCAGGGCCGATGGCGATCAAAGCCTCGTTAGCCTCGATCAGGGAGTAGTCGATGGGCACAACGGCAGCAAACTCAGCATGTATCTGCGCAACAGCCATGCAAACGGGGGACGGAAGCTGCATGGTGCTGCTGGTCCAGTCGCTCTCGTAGGAGCGCCCCGGGTAGTCATCCCACGCATACAGCTTTTCACCCTTGGAGGCGTACAGCTTTCCATCGTAGTCATTGCGGTACAGGGCGTCAGGGCTCTCATCGACCTCGATGATGCTGTCAGGCTCGCCCATGTTCAACACCATCACGCGGCGGGTGACTCCTGAAGTGTAGGCGGCGTAGTACTGGCCGTCATGGAAAGCAGCGATGAACGACGTGGGGTTGAGCAGCTTCCACTCTTCTTCACGGTACAGCTTGCTGGTGACGCGGTTTACAGCGCCGGGTGACACGATCCACAGGCCGTCAAAGCTAGGGTAGATGGCCTCGCTGCCGATATCGACGACACCGCGAGCCGACACGCAGGGGGCATAGGTCTCCAGCGTCGTGGCGGACATGGTGTCAGGGTCGGAGCCAGTAAACAGCACGGGGTAGGTGTCGGTCAACACAATCACCGAGTTGCTAGCGGCCACGGCAGCAACGCCGACGCCCGCGAACGCATAGCGGTTACGCACCGGCCAAGAGTACGGCATATAGGGGTCACTGAAGCACAGCTCGTTACCGGCAAGGCCAGCCAAGCAGCCGTTGGGCAGGCTGATCAGGCTGATCAAATTCTTCGGAGGTGTCGACGAGTCGGCAGTCGGCAGTACCTCACCGAGGTCTGCGGCAGCAACGGTGTCTACGAACGACGTAGCGCTCGTGGTTGTCTCACCGACGAACAGGAAATCCCCGGACGTGCCCACTGTGCGGTACACGCGGTACTTGTATGAGTCGGCGTCGTATGTGGCTGTGCGGGCTACAGTACCGCCGCTGGAGTAGGTCTGCGTGGTTACCAGAGAAACGGTGAACTTGTTTGCGGCTGCGTCTACGCTGACAATCCTGAAAATGCCGTTGAGCGCAGTCATGCCGGCGACACCGGAGATCGTAATCTGCTCGTACTGGTCCAGCGAAAAGTCGCCGGCTGCAAGCGTAACTGTAACTACGCCGGGGGATGTTGTAGAGGCAGTGCTGACCGAAAACGAGTTGGCTGGCTTGGCCGGGAGCGTGGAGATTGTCCAAGTGCCGTTGTGGTGACCTGATACCACGTCTGTTGGGGGGCTGGGCGGAGACTCCTGCCCGAAGTTATCCACAAACGTGACGACGTAGGCGCGGCTCTCAACGGTGCCGCCGCCGCCAGAGACCGTTGGGTTGCTTGGGGCTGATGCAGGCGGGCGAATGCCGAGTGCCAAAAACTCTGTTGGGTAGGGCAGGTTCTGCACCGCCAGTGCGTAGCTGGACATCCTCGGGGAGAATGACTCGCTTGCAAAGTAAAAACGACCGTAGGCGTCGTTGGCATTGGGTGATTGGGCGACGCTGACTACTTCAGGCCACGACAACCAGTTGTCCTCATACGCTCCATTGACGAACGCCCGGTAGCGGTACACCGTGGTGATCTGCTCCTCAGCATCAAACACCAGACTGAGGCCCGCAAGAGGTTCCAGTTTGCCTGATGTGATCTTGCAGTTCAGTGCGCGGGTGGCGTAGTTGGGCTGCAACAGTCTGTCGCTCACACGGGGCACTTGGCCTCGAAACGCCTTGATGTTTACAGCTGTCATATTGTTGACCTCAACTTTTACCCTCTGCAAAGACGTTCACAAACACTGTGCCGTCTTCGAGCGCTTCGATTTCATGCCACTCATCAGCGACGAGGTTTACCGGTTGCGTGTTTTTGGTCATCACCAAACTGCGGCGCTCGTTGCTGACTCTTATGGAGCCAGCGTGACACACGGTTAAGTGCGAAAAAACATGACTGTGTTTGGGTAGCCCCTCGCCCGCTTCTACATGGTAGACGTTCAGCGTTGTGCCGTCTTGCGTTACGGCAAAGCGGGGGACTGCCGTTTTCACAATGTTTGAGCTCCGGTCACATCTGGCTGTACTGGCTCTGGTGGTGCAACGTACTCAGCAATCGGGCCATACTTACCGGCCACAATGTCTGCAAAAATTGCGCGGCCATGGGGCTCGACGTCGTTTGGAGAGGCCGTAAACGGCAACACCTCGTCGCCAAACTGGCTGGTCGTGATCTCGCAATTGATGGCTGTATGCGCTGCATCAACCCACACTGGGTTTTCGAGAGATGTCAGTTCTGCTTGCATGATGATCCTCAAGAAATTCTTAAAAATGTGGACGGGTACGCAGTATAAAAATACGCGTTACAGCTACCCAAGGCGTAAGACTGAAAGCCATTTCCAACTGCCATACACCTCCATGTCCCTGCTCCACCCGGAAACAAAGTGCTGCCAGATGCGGTGGCACCGGGCGAATGGCTAGTTCCAGACACCACAGTGCCGTATGTACCAACTACGCCAGCCGATGCGCCAGCAGTTGCGCTAAGCACGTTTGCTGTAGTTGCACTGACAACGCTAACAGCGCCTGTAGCGCCGTTGACGCTAGTGACCCCGCCGTTGCCAGCTGTAGTTGCGTAGGTCGCAGTGCTTGCAGAAGTCGCAGTTGTCGCCGAGGTCGCAGTTGTCGCCGAGGTTGCGGTTGTGGCAGAGCCAGCAGTTGTGGCGTATGTAGCTGTGGCGGCGTTGCCGCTGGTGTTCTGATTACCTGCAGTGTTGACGCCGGGGAGGTTGATGTTGGCAGTACCGTCAAAGCTCACCCCACCAATATTTCTGGCGGTCTTCAACTTAACGGCATCTCTGGCTGTACCGTCAATCTGCTGCAAGAATGTCTGAGTAGACGTCCATGTGTTGGCACTTTCGGATAGCCCAGCTGAAGACTCAATGTCCAACGCGGTGAGGCGCAGGCCGATCACAGTACCCGCAGAAAAAGCCAGCGCTGTCGTGTCTTCTTGACCGCGCAGCACGTTTGACATAATGGCAGAGCCGGCGGCGCGAGTACGCACGTACACGATTTCGACGTTGCCAAGCGAGTCCTGCAGCGTGGCCTTAAACCAGTTGCTGGTAGTAGGTATGGTCGCCAAGTTGGCGTTGGCTACCGGGAACAGGTCGGCTTTAGCGGACTCAACGACAATTGAGGTTGCTGTGTCTGAGATACCCGCTGTAATCAGCGCTCTGGCGTTATTCGCAAATTTCTGAGGCATTGCCTGCTCCTTATGTGCTGGGCACTATTGTACTTGGCAGCGCGTTAGGCCGCCATAGTACTGGCGACTGTCTGCACCGCAGCAACGCGTCGACCCCAGCCTTTACCGAATGTACCCCAGTGGGGCAAGTCCATCAAGAACGACAGGCGGCGCTTGGCGTAATCTTCGACCAAGTCTGCGGGGTCAAAGGCAGCCACTGCGGCCAGAGTCTTCGGGCCGATGCCACCATCTTGGTCCACGCCAACGCAGCCTTGAAGCCACTTGGCAGCGCGCCCCGGGCCGCTGTTCACGGCAGCATCGAAGACACAGTAGTCAACGCCTGCAGGTAGGTCGTCTCCTTTGATCTTGTCCCAGTACTTGGCTTTGTACATCGGGGCGACGATCTCAGGAGTCAGGGCCCGCATGGTCTTTTCGTCTACCTCGTGGCCAACCCACTCCTCCCAGACCTTTTGCGTAACGCCGAGGTTGGTTCGGCCACCGGGGTCTTTTGGGTGATCTACGTAGCCGCCTTCGTGGTGGAGGACGGCTTTCAGCGCGGATTCAAAGTTGGCTTTCATTTCAGCTCCTTCAACTTTCGATTCTCTTCGCCCTTGTCCTTGGAGCCCTGCGAGCTGCCACGGTGGAAGTTCAGTACGGTGCCGCACATGGTGATGAGCGAGCCAAGGGCCATATAGACCAACTCTTTGTTTTGCGGTGGCACGCCTTTGATGAATGCAAACCACGCCAAGAAAATGGTGGCCGAGACAATACCGATGTCCAGCGCATAGGCCGTGTTCTTGGCCAGCCACGAAGCTTCAGTCGATTCCTGAATCTTGGCGTTCATGTCCCGAGCGCTGTCGGTGTTTGCGTGTTCAAGTTCGGCTAGCTTGGTGTCGTTGGCCATCTTGGCCAATTCGCCGTCTTGTGCCATCTTGGCAAGGTCCATCTGCGCTTTGGCCTTGGCCTCAGGGTCCGGGATCAGCTTGTCGATGAGCTTGCCACCTACATCCAACAGTGCGGTCAATGGAAACATGTTTGCCTTTCAGTGGGTGTTATGGGTTTGCTGCCCCGTAGAGTTGGCTGAGCGAAATAGCTCCACTGCTCGGGACACCGGTGTTAATGGCCTGTTGGTAACTAGAAGGGTAGGTTCTGTAGATGGCGTAAAAATTGACAGTTACGCCGTTGTCTGGGTTCGTCCCCGAAGTTACAAACGAGCCTCGGTAGTAGGTTATCCCGCCACTTGTGATGCTTGCTGGGCCTGCAGCCCCTTCGTAAACGTACGTGTTGTTCCAGTAAAAGCCTAAAATGTTCTGGCTAGTCTCAAACCAATGGTACTTGGATTGGCCGAAATAACCCATGTTGTAGTTCTCCCCAGTCGCCGGCTCTCGGGCTGTATACGCAATAGTCCGGTTTGCTGGGACATACGCACCGCCGCGATAGTACTCGCTCATGGAAATGGGGTTAGCGCCGCCAAGTGCAGCTTGGACGTTTGCTAAGTTGTATGCCGTGACGGTCCCCATACTTACCCCTCAATGAGTTTTTCAACCAACTGCTCGAGTCTGGCGATCTTGGAACTCATAGCTTCAATCTCCGAAGCCTGCGCATCAACCGCAGCAAGTAAAACAGGAACAAGCCCTTCATACCGAACTGTCAGGTAGTCCTTGCCAGACTTGCTTTTTCCTGAGATCGGATCGCAGTCAAAAGGAGCAGGGCAAACTACCGAAGGGACGTGCTTTTGAGTGCGCTGTGCGGATACGCCAAGGTCCGAAGCCGGCGGGTTAAAGCCCCACTTAGCGCACTCCTCTAAATCCCAGTCAAACTCCCAGCCACCAATGCTGCGAACAATCCCGACAGGGTCGGCAATGCGCCTCCAGTTTTTCTTGAGTCGTTCGTCTGAGGCGTATGCGGAGACGTTCCCGGTGTTGATCTGGTTACCGGAGCCGTCCCAATAAACACGCCACGTACTGTTGTTGTAATAAAACCCTGTTGCCGCTGCGCTCATCATCAGTGCGCCGGACACATCCGAAAACGAAAAACCTGCGTACCCGTTTGTTGTGCCGGACACACCTATAGACCCATATGAGCCGTAGTTAATTGTGTTGCCTTGAATTCGCTGCCATGTAGCGGAGGTCAGAGCTGCGGCTGAGGATGCCGTAGCTGCATTACCCGTGCAAGAACCTGAAGAGCCTGTGACGTTTCCGGTGACGTTGCCCGTAACGTTTCCAGTCAGTGCGGCAGTAATCGTCCCGGCGCTGAAGTTGCCTGAGGCGTCCCGCTGTACGATCTTGGAAGCTGTGTTCGCAGACGTGGCGTCACCGGCTACGAGCTTTTGCCCAAGCTCAGTGTTGAGGTTCGTGAAGTTGGCATCGACCTCCGTGTTGGTCAGCGGAGACCCCTTACCAGCTCGGGTGACAATCGTAGCCATGGGCGGCCCCTATCAGGAAACGGTGATAGACCAAGTGACGCTCATGGCGTCGTCTGCACCTTTGTTGACCACCGCGAACACTGTGCGGCACAGCATCGTGCCAGCCGAAGCAGCGTTGAACACGCCAGCCTCAACGGCAGCGCCAGTGGCGGTGCCCGCAGGGAATGTGGCTGTGTAGGTGACGACAGCGCCAGCGACGGTGCTGGAGGCTAGTGCCACGCGGCCAAGCTCAGCGCCCAGTGCAGTGTTGCCTGCAGCCGCAGCTGTGTTGGTTGAACCGAGCGCCATGTGGCTCATGGCCGTGGGGGTGCCGACCATACGGGCGGCGATGAATTCTTTGCCGACAGTGACAACCAAGTTCTTGATTTCGCGCTGGTCTTTGACTTGGCCGTCCGCGCCGGTAACGACGATGCGCACTTGGCCGGTGATTTTGATCTGATCGTTGATCATGCTGATACTCCTAGGTAAAAGTTCTGAGTTCGCCGACGTAGTCTTCAGCAAAATAGGTGAAGTCGCAGTAGTTCTGCAAGACCAAAGAGCCCTCGTCCGAGGCCCCAATCATATCGCCAAACGGTTTGTTGTGGGAAAACACTTTGGTGTCTACGGCGAAAACGATGTTGGTCACACCTTTGGCGAACACAAAAAGGGAGCCGTCCGTCGCATCCAGCGAATCGTTTATGCCCACGCCGTCGAACACGCGCTTTGTCAGGGCAGGACGCGCCACGTCAGAAATCGAGTATGTGTCAGCGAACGGCTTGGATGTCGTCTTGTATGGCCTGTCTGTTGGGGCCACGTAGTCGGCAAACTCCCGGGTAAACACCCGCACAGCCACAAACACTTCCGTGAAGCTAATCGAGTCATTCAGGCCTTTGACAACCTGCAGTGTCAAATCATCGACAGTGGTTGTCGCATCCACGGTGTCCGCGAACTGCTTGGCGACTGCAAGGGCCACGGCGTCACTGACCACAACGATCTCAGGGACGTACTTGAACTGCCCTGTCGTATCCAAGAAAGCGCTGGTGTTGAGCAGGATGTAGGACACATCCACCGCTGGCGTCACGGCGCTGGCACTGGCCCCGGCAAGCACGGCGCTTACGCTGACTCGGGGCTTTACAGCCCGCAGAGACGACGCCGTTGTGTTGCCTGTGACCCGGATTCCCATCAGAAGTCCTCACGCACCTTGAAGCGCAGCGTGTCGTACACGGTCTGAATCTGGCCGTCGGAGAACGTCATCTCGATCTCGCCTTCGTAATCGCCGGGCTCGCCCTGCAGCATCTCTGGAGCAGACGCTGGGTAGAACACGACTTGGCCGTTGGGCCCGTCAGTCACGGAGCCCGCCACAGTGGCGGTGAGCGTGGTAGCCCCGGCAGCCCGGAACTTCAGAACGACCGTAGCGCCAGTAAGAACTACCGGTGCGCCGGTGGTGTCATCGGTGATGTTGCACACGAGGGCGGGGCGGGTGTCGTTTTGGACAAGCTTAATTTTCTCGGCCATGTCAGTCCTTAGGCAATAGGGCGCTGGCGCACCATCAAGTTGATACCACGGAAGTCGCGGATTCTGGCAGTTGTGATGGCCCGCTCGTAGATGGCCTTCTGGGTTGTGGCCATGGCCACGTCGGTCCACTCTTTGTTCGGGATCATGGCCAGTCGCGCAACGGTGCCGCTCACGAGGGTATCGGCCCATGTCTCATAAATCCAGTCTTCCACGCCGGAGCCTGTGCGGCTTGGCTTCAGAACGGCGTAGACCTTCAAGACTGTCCGCTCATCTGGCACGGGGGCGATGAAGATGCTGCGATCGGCGTTGACCCAGAACTCCCGGGGGTCGCCTTTCTGGCCTAGATTCTGGGTGGCGACCAAGCGCAGGTCCGTGCGGTCAAGCGGCAAGTCGTTGTAAATGACGGAGATTACGTCCTCGACCACGGCGTCAGCATCCAAGTCGTACTCGACGGTGCCGGAGGTGACATAGATCGCGTCGATCTGCTCGCGCCACAGGTACGTGCGGGCGAAGAAGTCTGAGGCCACGATGGCCAGATACTCCTTCATCGTCGCGTTCGGGCAGTCGTTCAGGTGCGGCGACAGCAGCGGAAGAAAGTCATCCCATGTTTTTGCCATTACGCAACTCCCGGCTGCGAGGCAGCGTCAACTTGTTGTTTCGTGCCCAGCGCGTTCTGGAACGCTTGGTAGTGCGCGACGGCCCGCTGCATCATGGCTGTCTGCTCGGCGTCCTTGCTGTATGCACGGTACATCATGTAGTCAAACAGTGCGGTCGCAAAGATGTCGTCGATGCGAATCGTCTCGGCAGTCGTAGGGTCGAACAGCTGGGTGTCAGTGAGCGTGTGCTCGGCGGGCAGCACGGAGTAGATCACCTCCAGACGCGCAGAAGTCGTGGCTGGCGGGTACACCAGAAACTCTTTGGGCGTGCGGGGATCAAACGTGTATAGCTCGACGGTGGCGGTCGGTGTCTCGGAGTACCAAGAGCGGCGCTGGGTGTCGAGGCTTTTGCGGGTTGTCAGGTAAATGCTTGACATGTCCGACGAAGTGGCGAGGTTGCGCACAACCTCAACCAACCGGATGGCGTTGGGGAACGACCCGGTGATGTTTTGGCGTGGTCCGGCCACGCAGGTGAACTCGGCGGTCTTGGTGTTGACATCGGGCCGCAACCCGATGGTTTCCTTGTACGCGTCGTTGAGCCAGTACTGCAGCTCGGCAACGGTCCACCGCACAGAGTCTTCGTCCTGCAAGAGCGTCTGTGCCCTCACGATCAGGTCAACAACTTTCACGGTGGCCATGGTCTACCTCACAGTTCAGGCTCTACATCAGCCAATTCTACCGCAGCAGGAGCTTCAGGGGTAGATTCTGCTTTCTTGGAGCGGGCTGGCTTCGCAGCAGTCTTGGCAGCGGCCTCATCGACAACGGCGTTGGAGTGGGCATTGGCCAAGTCTTGGCCTTCTGTCGTGTACACCCATTCGGCACCGTCCATGCGAGCCAAAATCACAATCTTGCCATCAACAACAGCGCGGGCTTTGTTGGACAGAATCTCGCCACCGAGGCGTTCGAGCAATTCGAGGATGTTCATTGTTTCTCCGTTAAATGAAAAAAGGGGCTCCGAAGAGCCCCTTCATTGTGCCACCGATCAGGTAGCTGAGCCAACTTGGGCAATGACCATGGCTTCAGGCTTGACGACCTTGCGGCCATACACAGCCAAACCACGGACGATGTCGCCGAAGTCAGTCTGGTTGCGCAGAGGCTCAGTCTTGTTCACGGTCATGGCGAAAGACGTTGCAGCCTTTGTACCAGCGACCATCAAACGACGGGCCTTGGCGCTAGCCACAGCACCACCAGTGGCGGGGTCGGTCAAACCAGCGACCAGTGCCTTTCCTGCAGCGCCTTTTGGCAACAGGTTGGACACGTACACAGTGAAGCGGTCCAGCATGCCGATCTTGCCACTGCGGATGGTCGACTGGGAGTCGCCAGTGAAGTAGGCTTGAGCGATGTTGGATTGCATCAACAGGTGGCGGTCGAAGGGGCTGATCACCAAGAAGCGACCATCTTCAGGCACGTTCTGCTCGTCCAACACTGTGGACATGCGCAGGATCGCCTTCAAGACGTTCTCAGGGGTGGCTTGGTCGATGGGAGCGGTATCAGTGCCCAAGTTGTAGGCAGCAGAGATCGCACCAGCGGTAGCGCCTTCGTTGGCAGCGGCAGGGCCTTCGGTCACGAAACTGTTGAAGAACACTTCGTTTTCGATGGCGATCTTCAGCTGCTTGGCGGCGTCTTCAGTGAACATGTTCATCAGGTTCATGTCGGACTGGTAGGCCAACACATCGTTGACTTGCACGCCGAAGTACTTGCCCTTGTTCACTTGCATATCTTGGAAGATAGGAGTGGGGATTTCGTACGACAAGTTCTGGCCGACGGTGTAGTCGGAGATGCTGATCGAAGGAGCCAGACGGATACGCACGGTATCGCCTTGGTTCTTCAGTTCACCTTCGTAGTCGGTGTTGGAGATTTCCGACAGCATGGTGTTCTGGTAGAACTTGGCCAGCAACTTGCCAGACCACAGGGTGGGGATGAACGCACCGGAGTACGAGGGGTTGGTGGCAAAGCCACCGGAGACGGGATAAACTGCAGGCATGATGGCCTCCTAAATTAAGACAGGTTGGGGTTCAACGCTGTGTCACTGGTCACGCAACTACGCGACCTTCCATGAACGCAGCATCAATTTCAGCTTCAAGTTTCTTTGCCGCGTCGGTTTGCCCTTTGGTCCCCAAATCTGCAGCCTTACGGAACATCTTCTCGATGTCCGAGTTGGTGTAGACCTTGCCTTTTGGCGAGGCGCTGGGGGCGCTAGAAGCACCACGATTTGGCTGAAGTTGACGTTCCAGCTCTTCGGTTTTGTCGGTCTTTTGCTCCACGGGTGCAGTGTTCTGCTTGAACAAGGACACGTAGTGTGCAACGCCTTCAGCATCGCCTCGGTTGAACGCTTGCTGTGCAACAGAAGCTCGGGGGGCTCGGAGCAGCGGGTCTACTTCGTTCAGCCAAGCAATCCACTTGGGATCAGCATTGACCACTTCAAAGTCCGGCACCAAACGGTACAGGCGCTGCTCGAAACTTGCTTCGGACACTTGGGTGCCGGTACTGGTCAGCTGCTCGCGCAACTTCTCATTCTCGACCCTCATGGCGTCTAGCTCGCCTCGAAACTCTGCTGCCACTTCGCGGGCAACTTTGCGTTGGACCTCAATGAGGTCGGAACCAAATGCTTCAACATCAGCATCAGTCACCAACTTGGCCGGGGCTGCTGGCTCGACGGGCTTGGTCTCGGCGGCTTTGCGGAGGCTATCCACTTGGGCCTTGAGTTCGCGCATGTCGGCGTGCAGGCGAGGAACTTCGGCGTCGTACATGCCCTTGAGCGTTTTGTACTTCTGCTCCCATTTCTCTTCCGTGACCACGGGTTCGGTCGGTGTCGGCGTTGGCTCGGCAGGCTTGGGCTCAGCTGGCTGAGGCTGTGGGTCTTGGGGAGGCTCTGCTGGCTTCGGGTCAGGGTCTGCGGGTGCAGGGTTCTGGCTCTCTGCGAGCTGCTTTTCCAGTGCTTCCAGTTCTCGTAACTGCGCTTCTACTTGCTTTGGCAATGCCATTCAATTCTCCTCAAGCTCCAAACTCTGCTTTAGGCTCCTACTTCGGTCTGCCGTTCACATAATGGTTTGCTTTGGCTTAAACAATATCGTAGGTGTTGAACTTACGACGGTTAAGGGTTTGCGGTATCACGCGTAGATTATTCCACACATGAAGCCCACTTACCCGATTACCCTGCAACGGAACTTGGTGGTCAATTTCCCACACAAATCCAGTTACAAGACCTCTGCGAATCCGCAAATCTACGGCTTCGGCGTAAACAAGTTCTGTCAACTCCAGTTCCCAGCTGGGGGTTCTCTGTGCCTTGGCAAACTCACGTTTGCGAGCTGACACCATCCAAGCTTGCGGGTTTCTTTCGTACGACGTCTTCCGATATGCTTTTACTTTTTCCGGATTTTTGGCTTTCCACAAACGCTTGTACCATTTGTTTTCCGCGTGCCACCTAGCGATATCGCCTTGGGCTTTTTCCGGGTTTCGGGCGGTGTATTCTTTGCGGGACTTACGCGCCCTGCACAATTTACACACATCCGGCTCAGGCATAGCCTTCTTGACAAACTTTGAGTCGTCAAGTGTTTGGTTACAGCAAGAGCATGTTTGCATTTCAGTTTTTGATCCGGTCGAAGACCTCGGACGATTTCTCAACCGCCTCGAGGAAATCTGATAAGACCTGAGCCTGACCTTGGAGACGGTACAGTCGGTGCGGTTCTTCTGCCTGCATCAACGAGGCCTTGGTCTCGTCTAGCTTGGTTCGGAACAGCGCCAACAGCGCTTCGTTCTCTTGCAACTTGCAGCGGATCAGCGCTTGCATGTGTTGCCGGTCTGGCTTCATGCCGATGAACGTTTTCATTGTGTGTATTCTATACCAGTGTGTTGGGGGTGTGTCAAGAAAACAACAGGGCAATCATTTCCTGCTCTGACGGATTGCGAATCGACTTGGGCTTCATGACCACGCTGCGGGTACTGATAGAGCCTACAACTGTATGGGCGACCGAGGCCGAAATGCGGATACCGGCAGACGCCGACAACTTTGGCGGTTCGCATGCCACGACTTCAACTGGATAGCCGCTGAGCGTCTCACCGGTGAACGGGGCGATCGCCGACGCGTGGGGCAGCAACATCTCCCATGTCGAGTACGAAACCGATACGGTGAGCGCGGTGCTGCACGCGGTGTTGGGCTTTTGTTGCGGATTTACAACAGATACCGTGGTGCGGGCGACTGTCGGAGAAATGACACCTGAGACCGGCAGCGGCACAAGGCCGAGCAGGATACTTGGGAATTCGACGTTCCATCCGAAGTGAGCCTCGGCCACAACGCTCGGGGTTGTGACCATGCGTCGGAATTTTGGCACCCCGCCGGCAGCCTCGCGCTGCACCGTCTGCAGCAGGTGAACGATAGCCGTGGCCGTGGGCAACTGCGAGTAGGAAACCAGCAGCTCCCCGGCAGTACTGCCGGTGACGCCCGCCGCACGCAGGTGCTGAGCAGCCGTGCCGGTGCTCAGTTGCGATATTTCTACAAGCCGTTGCCCGGTTGTGGTCACGCTAGGCTCCCCTTACGGCAGGACTTTGGCCCACACGGCGTCAGCGTTCTGCTCTGCAGTTGGGACGTCGGCAGCCGTGGCCAGTACCGTGGAGGCCTCCATCTCAGCTAGCGTAGGCTTGGTGTCCACAGCGGCGCGCAGTGCGTGCAGGTTGTCTGTGGCTTCCACGAACCCGGTGGTCACGCTGTTGACGTCCGCGTAGAGGTCGTTGACCTTGCTCACCATGGTGGCGAAGTCGGTGTTCTGGCTCTGGGTCAAGCCGCCCGTGGCTTGGTCGTACACGTACCAGCCAAGCGTGTAGTTGCCTTTCAGCATGCTGCAGTCGCGGGCCAGCAGGCTGTTCTTGTCGTAGAAGATCAGCTTGAAACCGCTTGTGCCTGTGAAACGGAACTTGCCCGCAGAGATGTTGCTGGCGATCTTGGTGCCGGTGGCAAAGTCGGCGTTGACCGTACCGTTCACGCACTTCCAGACATCCACGAGGCCGCCCACAGTGCCCTGCACGTTCACAGAGCTGTCGCCGTTCGCGTCTTCCACGTCGATGTTGATCAGCTCGTTGTCGAACGCAGTGAAGGTGCCGCCACCTGTCACGATCTCTTTGATGAACTTGGCATCGGCGTCGTAGCTTGCGGCCTTGATGGTGATGACGTTGCCCAACACCGAGTACACGGCGGGCGCGTCGTCGCGCACCTTGACGCTGAAAGTGCCTTCGATGCTGGTGCCGCTTCGAGTGGCGATCTGGCCCAATTTGATGCCCTGTTCGGTGAGCCGGAAAACCGCCGTGCGGTCGTAGCGCTTGGATGGGCCTTCGATGGTGGTGTATGCGGCCACAGTGGCCTGCACTGGCTCGCTGATGCCCACATCGGGGATGTCCACGAAGTCGATGGTGTTGAGGCCAGCGGCCAGCGTGATGGTGCCTTCCACTCGCTGTGAGCCGTACAACTCACGGGCGTATTTTTTGACAAGGCCAACGCTGCCGGGTGGGTAGTAGACGGTGTAGTCGGTGGCCGAGCCGCTGACGTTGGTCTGGAACAACTCGGTTGCCGAAGTCGTTGGGTGCCACACGCCCGCCACGCCTGCGGTGGTGACGTTCTTGAGTTGCAGGATGCTGTTGGGTCCAGCGCTTGTGGTGTAGAGGCCTTGGATGCTGCCGGTGCCTGTGAGGGTCACGGTGTTGAAGGCAACCAAGTTGAACTTAGCACCACTGGAAAACGTGACGCCGTTGTTGACCGCCAGCGTCCAGCCGGTGAAGGCCTGCAAGTTGCTGCCGCTTGGGGTGACGATCAGGCTGTCAAGCGTAGGTGCGGCTAAGTTTACAGCGTTGGCCGTTGCTTTGTAAGCTTTCACGGCGTCATACAAGTCGTCGTAGTTGCTGTTGGCCGTGACCGTCACCGTTTGCGTGATGGTGTTGATCGTGAAGCTTGATGCCAGCTTTGCAATCGCACCTGCCTTGTTTAAAGTGATGTTTGGGTCATCAAACAGGGTTTGTTCGCTTGTTAGCGTGTTAAGTCCTTTGGTGTTGATTGCACGGCTTGACAATTGATGCTCATAGCTTACATACCGCAAAACATCGTTGCCGCTTTGGTCGTTTGCCGCATTTCGGCAATCCATGAAGGCCGTGTATTGGGTGGAGTTGTTGGCCGCACCCGTTGGCAATCGACCTATCAGAGCCAGAATCTTGCCGCTTGCTGCACCGCTGGCCGTGGTCTGAATGAAATGCTCGTCAGCAGTGTAAGTGACCCGGCTACCGTTGTTCGTGTCCAATCGGTACACAATAGCGCCCGTAATTCCTACACCTAACGAATCCAAAACCGACACCGTGACAGCCTTGGTGAACCGCGCCGCCATTTGAACGGCTGAGTTTGTTGCCAGCTTAAAGCCAGCCCAATCGCCAAAGTTTACAAACTCCACATAGTTGGCGTTGCCCGAGAAGTTGTTCATCAAGGGCAAAGAGCCTTGGAAGTTCCAGTTGGTGTAGATGCGCGGACTGCCCGGTGCAACCGATGGCAACGATACGGGCGTGTAACCTGAGTTGAAAAACCGCATCCCGTTCAACGACCCCGCCGAAACAGTCAGCGTCAAGGGCATGTTGTATAAGTCCATGCCGTTGATGTTTATGCCGCCGCTTGCCATGCGGTAGTTGGCTTGTTGGTTTGTGCAAGACCATTTAACTTCAGTGAAGTTGGCGGTTCCGCCCATTTCCTGCACTTGGTTGCTGTCAATCCAAATACCAGACCAATTCAAAGTTCCATTGTTAACGACACTACGGCGAGCAGGGATATAAGTAGAGTCAACAGGAAGCACTCGGGGCATCGCCATTGCGCGAGGGTAAAAAGGCGCGGTATATGTGCCATCCGTCCGTGCGCCCGTGATTGTCGTGGTGCGTCCTGCGCCGTTAGTGAACTCAGGTTCGACAATCTGGTTTGACCACACAATGCAGTGCAAGTTGGCATCGTAAGAAAAAACAGCCGCCGCGCCTGTTGTCGCCAACCGCATCACGCCTAAGTCGTACACGGCTTGAATGCCAACACGGGTGGTGTTCACGCCAAGCAATGCCGATAAGCCCGATGGGTCTGTGTCTGCGCCCGTTTGGTTGATGTTCGTGCCACCAGCGCAAAAGGAAAACGCCTCACCCGTGATTTCGTAAGAAGGCACACGGTTGATCGTCATTGACGTGGCACTTGCCGCCGCTGTCACACGGGAGTTAAAGCCGTTAACCAGAATGATCTGGCCCACCAATGAGGGGCTTGTAAAGTTCGTGCCCACACCAGTAACAGCCGTGCCGTTCTTGGCAATGCTGATCGTGCCTACACCCGCAGTGGGGGTGACGCTAAATGCAAACGTCATGGATCAATCCTCAAAAAACGCGGTGTCGGTCTTGACGCCGCCCAGCAGCTCAAACCCCATGGCCTGCGCCACGATCAGGAAAGCGCCTTCTGGTGAGGCATTCCACGCGCAGGTCAGCTCGCCTTTGTCGTTGACGCCAGTGAAGGCGCTGGTGTCGGCGGTGGTGTATTTGAAGGTGTGCGACGCGGCGCAGGCGAACAGGCCGGACTCGGTCAGCAGTTCGTGCTTGAAGCTGACGGTGTCGAACAGATTGTCCTCCATGCTACGGACGGTGTAGCTGGTGGCTTCGACACGGCCCATGCTGCCGTAGGCAACGACTGGTTTGATGCGTTTGGTGATCATGACTTGACCTCTTTAGGATACACGAATGCGTAGTAGTAAACGTGGCAGAAATAACCGATGTCTTTGGTGATCCACGTCGGGAAGAATACATCAACCGGATACGCCCCGGTGTCGATGTAGTGCAGTGAGCGCACGATCTGAATGGTACACCCAACCGTCATAAACCCGAAGCCCGTTTTGAGCAGCCAGTGCATGTTATCGTTGTCGCCAAGGAAGACCTTGATGATGGCGACGGGCAGGAAGTACGCTGCCGCTACGAGCATTATCCACAACCACACGACGACATTGGCGTCCTTCATGGTGCGGCCCTTCTACGAACAACCTTTTTGGCCGGAGCTTTCTTGGCCGCCGGCGTGGGGTTCACAGCCTTTTCAACCTCGGCCTTTGCTGCCGTAATAGTCTTGGCTGCAGCCACGGTTTCTGTGGCCACCTCAATGATGTCTTTGCCATCCCATTTATCGAAGAGCATGACGATGGCTTTGACCACCGGGAACGCCAAGATGCCGCACGCGCCCGCAATGGCAAAGGCCACGTTGACGTCGTAGGGACTCATACCCAGCCAAATGGCGATGGCCCCGCCGAATGTCACACTGGTGCCCACTGCTGTGCCGCCGACGATGACTCCGGTGGCCAGCTTACCGTGCCCCGGGAGCGCCGGAGTTCTGCGTATGAACAGAACGAGGATCGAAATCACAAGCGCTGGGACGGCGTAGTACACCTTGGACAGGACGAATCCGCTGGCTGAGGTTGTCGTGGGTTCCATCGGTAGCTCCGCGCTTAAGAAAACGTGATTTGGTCTTCTGCGATGTTAACCGTAAACGGGCCGTTTGTGCTACTGTAATTTGAGCCCCACGAGCCGACAAACAGCACTGTGTTGTCCTGTGAAGCGTCATAAATCATAAAACCGCCAGCAGTGATAGTGGCGTTCTGCCAGACGGCGTTGTCCCATGTGAGGCAGGCTGCGTCGCCCTGAGTCCAAGCCTTGCCATTGCGCAGCAGCTGGCCGCCGGCCTTGTAGCCCTTGCCGTCGACTTCACCGACGGGGGTGTAGCGCTTGGTGTTGGGCCCGATGCTGGCTTCGCTGGTGTACAGCGCGATCATGCATTTGTGCTGCGCGACGGTCTCAAGGAAGAGCAGCTTGGCTGCGGTGGCAATGCCTGTGTCAATCATGGTCAGACTCCGTTGTTAAATTCCATTGGGGCGGCTTACCATTGTCGCGCCCTCCCGCCCACCTTTTTGAGAACCGTCCGGGAGCATGTTCTTCGGCTTGCGCATCTTGGTGGCACCGGTGACGTTACCGTCTGCGTCGCGCTTGAATTCTACCTCCATTGGATCGGTCGGGTTCTCCAACTCCTGCATGGCCATGGCCAGTTGTTCTTGGAGCTGCGCGTTCTGCTGCTGCAACTGCTGCATGGCTGTCAGGGTCGGACGGTCGGGGACAATCCGGTTGACGTTGCCGCTCAGGTTGCGAGCCTGCTCGCGCAGGAGCTCTGCCGCGCCGTCCATGCCGACGATCTGCTGGGCCACTGGGCTGTTGAGCACGACCTGCATGAACTCGTTGCGGCGGATCGCTTCGGCTTCCTTGACCACCAAGCTGCTTGCGCCCTTGGCCACGGCCTTGACGTCACCGATCAGGTCTGGGTCTTTGCTGTACCGCAGGTTGTCTTGGTACAAGCGCTCAATGCACGGCACGATGACACTGCGGTCGATGTTGCTGATCACCTGCTTGATGCCCTTGCCGGCGTTGGAAATCAGCATGGACAGGCCAGACGACGTACGGCCAACCCCGGGGCTGCTCTCGCCAGTCATGTAGCGTGGGATCATGGTGTCTTCGTCAGCGCGGGCCGAGAACTTCTCAAACACCGCCATCAGCTCTTGCGCGTTGCTGTTGGGCTGGAAGAACGTCAGCGGCTGCGAGCCGTCGTTGAACTCGGAGCTCTGGAACTGCCAGATTTTCCAAGGGTACATCTCGGTGATGTCTTCGCCCGGTGGCAGGCGCGACACGTTCACACCCACCTGAGGGCCGGAGCTGATGCCCATGTTGTTGGCCAAGCTGCGCGCAGCGGCGTTCACCATGTTCTGGGAGTCGCGGCACAGGTCAGCCACGCCCTTGCCCGCCACAGCGCCCGGCACGCGCTCATATGAGGTCACGTAGTACGGCTTGCGGCCCAGCGGGTCGTAGTTCAGCACAGCGCGGATGACGGTAGCGCCCACCAGCCACACTTCGCAGGGGTAACTCAGGTCTGGGTCAGGGATGTCTTTGGCAGACAAGCCCCAGTCCAGCAGGTCTTTACCCTGCACGCTGTCCCACATCTGCAGGGCGTCGATCAGGTCTGTCGTGAAGATGGTCTGGGTGGTGTCCTTGCCCTCGGCGGTCGCCTGAGCGCTGTCGGTCCACAGCCACTCGTTGAGGTTGCCCGTCTCGAAGGAATTGAGCACCGAGCGGATCGCGTCGTCGTTGTACCCGGGCACGCCGATCAGCGCCTGCAGGTCGTCACGAGTCATCTTGTGGCGCTCAACGATGAAGCCATCTTGCACGTCCGAGGACCAAGGGGCCCAGTAGAACATGAACGGATCAACCCGCTCCCACTCGTTACGAATCTCTTCTGTGGGCACCAACTCGCCGTTCTTCCACTCCATGGTCTTGCGTTTGCGCTTAACCGGGCCCTTCAACACAGCGTAAGGAAATGTAACAACGTCATCAAGAAACGCATTCAGCGCATCGGTCCAGCCGCCTTCGACGAGCTGGTCTTCCATTTTCAGCTCCATGCGGTCAACGCGCTCGTTGGCTTCTTCACGCAGTTTACGCATCGCTGCGTCTTTCATCTG